AACAGAAGAAATAGATGAGATTTGTTATCTGTATAACTTACATGCAGATGATGATAGAGATGAGATACTAGGCTTTATAGCTGAGAGTATTTATTATAACCAAAACCAATAAGGAGAAACTATGAAAACAAAAAAACTAAGTAATAAAGTAACAATTGAAATGAGTTTAATTGAGTATGATACTGTATTTAAATACATAAACAAATTAGATAGCATGTTAAACACACTGCACGAGACAAGTGATTTGTGGTTGTCTGATGTACATAATTTAAGCAGTCTTAAATATGAGTTAGTGGAAATGTTAGACGCTGAGTGGGACAGTAAAACTTATAGATATGTTAGAGGTAGTAAATAATATGAAAGCAATATTAATAAACCCGTTTGATGAAACAATAAAAGAGACAGTATATACAGGAGACTATAAAGAAATCTATGACCTTGTAGAGTGTAGAACTTTTGATTGTGTTTATCTTGACAACCGAGAAGTATTATACATAGATGACGAAGGATTATTAATTGAAGAGACTAAATACTTTTCTTTAAACAATAGAATCTTTGCAGGTAAAGGACTTATACTAGGTAGTGATAAAGATGGAGAGACTGCTGATGTAGGTTTAACTTTACAAATGGTTGAGGATATGGTAGAATGGTTGCCTGAAGGACACAAGGAAGAACCTTTTATAGAAGTAACAGCATGGAAATAATATGAACGAAACAAGTTTTAAAAAATTAACAAAAGACGAGTATAGATTATTCGTTGAATGGATTAATCAGCACGGTCAAGAATTATATAAAAATAAAATAGCATACGAAACAAGGTGGAACGAAAAGGATTTCTTTTTCGTAAAACTTTGTGATGAAAGTAGTTATACATTAGATAAAATAATGCTTGACATTGATGAGAAGATAGGGTATAATAGCCCCAGTTAAACAGCCAACAAAGGAGAAATTATATGGCAGTATTAGAAGGAAAAGCTTATTGGGCTTCGGTAACAACACCAAACACTACGTTTGAGCCTGTGTATACAGTGGATGTGGTAGTAGAGGATGAAGTTGCTAACAACTTTGAAGCAAGAGGCTTTAAAGTAAAAGACTTATCCATTAAGGATGAGAATGGTGGTCAAACATCTGTAGGTAGAGCGTTAACAATAAAGAGAAAAGTAAACGGAGCAAATGGCATGGTCAGAACTGCACCTAAACTTTTTGATAAAGAGAAGAACACTCTCGACTCCGTAGTCGGTAATGGTTCTCATGTTAAAGTTCAATACAACGAGTGGGAAGTTGATAATAAATACGGTAGCTTTAAAGGTTTGGACTTCCAAGCTATGCAGGTTATTGATTTAGTAGCACTTAAAACTCAAGACGGTTCTGAACTTAATCCGTTTGGTGATGGGGAGGAATTTTAGTATGATTATTACTATTAAAAATGATGATGGTGTAACGTCTTATGATGTTACTAAGATTGAAGATGACGGTATGAGAGCCAATGCTAATGTTACAATTAGTAAAGTCTCTCAGCTTGAGGTCATCACAGAAGCTTTAAACTTTGCTAGTGCTACTCACAGGGGGAATCTTGAAACCCTCTTGAAGGATACTCCTGAAGCAGTGGTTGAGTCTGAAGAAGAAACAGTTGACGAGGATGCTTCTACCGAAGAATCGTAATTAACTTTTCGTATCTCCAACTAAAGCCACTCTCGAAACAGGGTGGCTTTTCTATTTTACAAGAGGGTAAACATGAAAGAACAAAGTAAATTTATAAAATACCACGTGCCTTGTCACGACTGTGGTAGCAAAGATGCAGTATCAGTAAACGCTGATGGCTCTGCAAAATGTTTTAGCTGTGACAAATTCTATTCTAACTATGAGGGAAACGTAACATCAATGGAAAAATATATACAACAACAACCAACACCTACACCTATCAAGCAACTCAATGCACATGGTGGTGTGTTTGCTAAACTAACCGACAGAAATATCTGTAAAGAAACAGCAGAAAAGTATGGAGTTAAAGTTGTATATGATTCGTCTGGTCAATTAGCCCAGCATCACTATCCTTTCTATATAAACAATGAGCATTGTGCTACAAAGATTAGATACATAAGAGATAAAAACTTTAAGTTTGAGGGTAGCTTACAAGACACAGGGTTGTTTGGGCAGAACTTATTTAAAGAAGGTGGTAAATATCTTACGATTGTAGAGGGTGAGTGTGATGCTATGGCAGGATACGAGTTACTAGGCAGTAAGTGGGCAGTAGTATCTATCAAACGTGGTGCAGCTTCAGCTGTCAAAGATGTTAAAGAAAGCCTAGAGTATGTAGAAAGTTTTGACAATGTTGTTATCTGTTTTGACAATGACAAGGCAGGTATAAAAGCTTCTCAAGAAGTTGCGAGTATTATCAAGCCCGGAAAAGCAAAGATTGTTACGCTTCCTAATGGCTACAAAGACCCTAACGAGATGCTCAACAAGGGTAAGCATCAAGACTTTACAAGGTCTTGGTGGGATGCTCAAGTCTATACACCAACAGGTATCATCAGGGTATCAGAGAAACAAAAAGACTTCCTTAATAGAGAGCGTAAGCAAAGTGTATCCTATCCTTGGGAAGGTCTAAACAAAAAGCTCTTAGGTCTCAGAGCAGGTGAGCTTGTAACCCTAACAGGAGGCACAGGTTTAGGTAAGTCTAGTATCACGAGAGAGCTAGAGCATTGGCTTATCAATCAGACAGAAGACAACGTGGGTATCATAGCCTTGGAAGAAGACTGGAAACGTACAGTTGATGGCATACTTTCTATCGAAGCTAACGATAAACTATTTATTGATAGTGTTCGTGACGAGTATGGTGAAGCTAAACTAACAAATATGTTTGATAAAGTATTCAGCAATGACAGGGTATTTATTCATGCTCACTTCGGGGCTAACGACATTGATGCTATCTTTGCAAAGCTTAGGTATCTTATTGTAGGCTGTGATTGTAAGTGGGTAGTTGTTGACCACCTACATATGCTTGTTAGTTCTATGCTTGACGGTGATGAACGTAAAGCTATTGACAGTATCATGCACAGACTTCGTAGTATGGTAGAAGAAACAGGTGCTGGTATAATTCTTGTCTCTCACTTACGTAGAATCGAGGGTAACAAGGGGCATGAGAATGGTGTTAGTGTAAGTCTATCACATCTTCGTGGCTCAAATAGTATTGCTCAGTTATCAGATTGTGTAATAGCTTTAGAAAGAAACCAACAATCAGAAGATGATTTAGAATCAAGAACAACAAGACTTCGTATCCTTAAGTCAAGGTATACAGGAGATGTAGGTATGGCTTGTTCCTTGGTGTACGATAAAGAAACAGGTAGACTTGCTGAGTATGAGGACTTAGAAATCTTAAACTCTAAAGCCGAAGACATCATACCATTTTAAAGGAGAACATATGCAGTTAGTATTTGACATAGAAACAGACGGACTAGACCCTTCAGTTATATGGTGTCTCGTAGCACAAGATGAGCATGGTAAGTTTCATCACTTCTACGAAGACACCTTACAGGAAGGTATCAAGTTCTTACAGAAAGCAGACAGGCTTATAGGACATAACATCTTAGGGTATGACATACCTGTAATTAAGAAACTTACTGGTATAGACTTATATCAATCAGATAAAATTATAGACACACTTGTTTTATCTAGGCTACTAAACCCTACAAGAGAGGGTGGACACAGCATAGGTAAGTGGGGTCCAAAACTAGGACTACCTAAGAAAGATTCCCCTGAGTGGTCTACGTTTACAAAGGAGATGTTATCCTACTGTGAAAGAGATGTAGATATAAATTATAAATTATTTAATTATTTGAAAAAAGAATCTTTAGGATTTTCAAAAGAATGTATAAAGTTAGAACACAAAGTTACACATATACTTGAACAACAAAAGAGAAACGGGTTCTTGTTTAATGATGAGGAAGCAATGTTCTTAGCGTCCGAACTTAGCTTTAAGCTACAGGAAACAGAGAACAAAGTGCATGAAACATTCAAGCCTATATGGGTTGATGACAAAATGATTAAACCTAAACTAAAAAAAGATGGTAAACTTTCCAAACAGGGATTGACAGAACAGGAGTACTCTGATATAATAGATGGTACGCTTGAAAGAAAACCTTTCATGAGGAAGACACTCCAAGAATTTAACCTAGGTTCTAGAAAACAAATAGGACAAAGGTTACAGGAGTTAGGTTGGAAGCCTAATAACTTTACACCTACTGGTCAAGCTATCGTAGATGAGAATACACTCAAGAAAATTACTCACATAAAAGAAGCACAGCTTATAGCAGACTTTCTTTTGTATCAGAAAAGATTAGCACAGGTTCATTCGTGGATAGATGCAGTCAAAGATGATGGTAGAGTACATGGCTCAGTGATATGTACTGGTGCTATCACGGGTCGTATGGCTCACAGAGGTCCAAACATGGCACAAGTACCAGCTGTTTACAGTCCGTATGGTAAAGAATGTAGGTCATGTTGGATTGTACCAAAAGGTTACAAGCTTGTAGGTATAGATGCAAGTGGATTAGAACTTAGATTGTTGGCACACTATATGGCTGACGAGGATTACATAAATGAAATTATCAACGGAGACATTCACACAGCTAACCAACAGTTTGCTGGACTTAAATCAAGAGATGAGGCAAAAACTTTCATCTATGCACTCATTTACGGGGCAGGAGATGAAAAAATTGGAAGCATCATTAAGGGAAATAGAGCAGACGGTAAGCGATTGCGAGAACGGTTTCTTACTGGTCTACCAACACTTAGAACTCTTAAGGAACGAGTTGACAGAGCTGCAGAGAAGGGCTATCTCAAGGGG